TGGTGGTTCGTCTCACAATGGTAACGTCTTCCCAATTCGTGGATTTAGATTGTATTACAACCCCGCTTCTCGTGATGTTAGCCAAGGTATCAATACTAATATCAGTGTATTTGGCATCTCTGGATATGAGGGTGAGCAATTCTCCAACGGATGGGGCGATTACAACTAATTCAACTACTGTCCTTCCTATTATTTTTTAACGATCATGAAACTTAGAAAAGTAGCTTTTGCTGACAAAGAAGCATATTATAGAGAGAAGATGGGCGGTCCATCTCAGATGAAGCACATGGAAATGGATGGAACCGTTCGTGCATTAACTGAAGAAGAATGGAACGCATGGGTCAAAAATGCACCCCACGTTGATTTGCATAATGAATCACCTTATGACTTTAATTATCAAGGTCAGCGTAAAGAATTTTATCCAGATGCAAATGCACAACTAGGTGCAATTTGGAAAGCATTGGATGCTATTGAACAAAGCGGTGTTGATATTGGCACCTCAGCAAGTGCTATGCTTGCAAAGATTAAAGCAATTAAAGTGAAATATCCCAAACCTGCAAATCTTGAAGATTATTGCACGGATAATGACCTTGAACTTGATGATGTAACCAACAATGAAAATCCTGGAGAGTCTTGATATTTTTGTGTTATAATTAGTATGTAACTGTGATTCATTATGCAAATTCATAACTTATTTTCGGTCCCCGTCATGGACTATAGTGTTGATGACGAGGATCTTTTAGCGACCTTAAGAAATCATCTTGATCATGAAAGAACAGTAAATTATGAAGAGAATCCATATTCAATTCGTGGAAAGACTTCTCATCATACTCGTAGCGATCTTGCAAATTTAGATTCTGAATGGTCTCGTAAATTAAAAGCACTTATTTGTAAACTTGCTGATGATTGGTATCAGCATGTAAATCAAATCCCTTTACCTCCAGCAGATCAACTTGACGTACATTGTTGGGGTATGTGTATGAGTGAGGGAGACTTCTCTCAAGTTCATAATCACCCTGGTGCTGACGCTTGTGGTGTGCTTTGGTTGACAATTCCTGAAGGTAGAGAAGAAAGAGAGGGACAATTAGTTCTAATGGATCCTGCTTATGCCAGAAGAACAGGTATTGGACAGTATCCAAACGTAGATGTAGAACCTAAAGAGGGTTATGGTGTGGTATTTGGTCCTTATTTGGAACATTATGTTGAACCATTTTTCGGGGAGGGCAATCGGTATTCAATCGCCTGGAATGTGACAATGCGATAAAGTGGCACAAGGGGGTTTGCACCCCCTTTTTTTCTGCTATAATACTGGGGTATTCAACGGAGAATCATGCCTCAATTCACTCTTATCTGCACTGATGAGGACTCGACTGTAACAACTAAAGAATTTGAAGCAACGATGCTCGATGATGTTGTTGACAAGACTCAGGATTTCCTGAAAGGTGTTGGTTATTGCTTTGAAGAGTTGCACACTCAAGTGTATCCTGTTCCTGAAAGTGATGGTGACACCTATGCTTCAATCTACAGGGATGTAGACTGACATACATATACTAGTAGTTTATTTTTGTTTCACATTCTAAACAATGGGCAAGACTTTTCGACGGGGTGGCAACGAACGAGGTTACTACTCTCCTGGTAAATCTATCCGTGACAAGCGAGCAAAAGGTGGCACAAACCGTTCAAACTGGGCAGACGAAAACTATGACTATCAATCCAAAGGATCAAAGAAAGGTCGAAAGTTCGACTCTGAAACTGACAATGACGGTGGATGGTATTGAAATCGAAAATGAATCTGAAGAATTAGAGTTTGATGACTTATCTGAGGTAGACTACGACCTGGATTACACTGTTCAATACTAAAAATCACATGCAGAACGAATCTGAAGCAGACAAGTTCAATAGGGGACTTGATATTTTTATCGAGTCAGTTATTGAACCTGATCCCACTCTTCGAGCAAATGCTCATGAGCAGAAATGTTATCATGAGTTGATGTATATTCGTGAGTATGTTTTGAACTATCTCAAAACGTTGCGCCGCCACTAATGATTGGACTTCACTCTCAAGTTCTCACCTACGATCAAAAAATGCTTGTGAAAGATGCATTGGTTCTGTATATTCAGGACTTGCAAAGAAAGTTTTATCGTGATAAACTTATTGACTCAGCATATTACAATGCTCAAATGAGCGAGATTGACAATGTTGCTGACCGACTACATCTCAAAGATCTTTATAAACAATGACAGTACAATGTATTCGATTCATCAGCGGCGAAAATGTAGTCGCTGATATTCTTGAAGAGACTGATGATAGCGTCACATTTACTGATGCTATTGTTGCAGTCCCGACTAATCAAGAAGGGACACAAATTGGTTTCATGCCATTCGCTCCCCTTCAAGATCCTGAAGAGGAATCACTTACGATCAGTAAACAGTTTGTGATGTATATCTGCAAACTTTCCCCTGGTCTGGAAGAACAATACAACAAAATGTTCAACCGTCCAGACATCATCACACCTAAAAAACAACTGATCTTGTGACGGTTGAACAACCTGCACACAACTCCCCCAAAAGACCCTAATCCATGCCATAGTAATCATGTTGGACAAAGACATCCGCCTATTGAACAAAGTAATCAAGAAAGGTGAACGCGGTGAAGTTGCATATAGCGACGAAGAACTGCACAAACTACGCACAAAACGACGCCAGTTGAAAGACTGGAAACGCTCAGCACAAATCTCACAAAACAATGGATTCGGTCAGTATGTACAATGAAGAGTTCAATGTCTCTTGGGACGAGAACGATATGGTTCAAGTTCAGGAAGACGATTGGGTGTCCTCAGTGATTGGAACTGAACAGGACGCTATCTATGATGTTCTCGCTGAAATCTCTGAATGACTAACAACGATCGTTACAAAGTTGTGTGGACTAAACCCAAAGCAAAAAACGGTTTCTATTCACAGCAAGAGGTAATCGTGTTCGGCATTGATAACGTTGAACACGTCATTAAAAATATGGTCCCCGAAGGACAAGGATGGGACGTTTATCCAGTTTCATAAGTGGCACAGCACCCTTGACAGGGTGCTTTTTTTATTTTATACTTACAAAGTAATCAATCGAATCCATGGCAGAGGTTCAACAGCACGGCAACAAGTTTGAAGACGTTGTTATCCGTGATCGGACTAAATTGTCCAAGAAAGAGTATGATAAACTGAAAAAGAACGGTTATACTTCACCCTTTGACCTGTGTAATGGTCTCAAAGTTGATTATGATGCCAGCATCAAAACGACTGGTAGCAATACTGTTTGCTGCTCAGATCTGTTACGCATGATGTCACACAGAAAATACTATCGTTTGATTGTTGGTTGCTATAAACAAGAGGGTAAAAGCAAGAAGTTTCATACACAATATGAGTTCTTTATTGCTCCCGAAGACTATGGCAAACTGTGGGGTAAGATGGACTACCAACTGGTAGAATCCTTCGTGGATTTTGTGAAAACAATCCCACACGGTCCAGAGGCACAGAAAAACACTAAATCTGATCGCGATCAGTTTCAAGAACAGGTGTCATGTGAAGAGGCGTTGTTTAACATCAATCCAAAGGTTGATAGTAAGAAACAACGCCGTGTTCAATGTTCTGTACCTCTTGACAAATTGCTTGCTTCTGGTATACAATACGAGAAGACTACTCTTAATCTCACCATCAATTCATCCCGTCGTAAGTTCAACAAATGAGAGCATTTTGCCCACCCAAAAATACTCCTGAGAAGGACATTGTGATGACGCCAGAGTATCTGGCAAAGGAGATTATTGAGCACTTCAATCCTACTGGCAGGATCCTAGATCCCTGTCGTGGTGAAGGTGCTTTCTATGATAATTATCCTGGAGATGATAAAGATTGGTGTGAACTTGGTGAGGGAAAGGATTTCCTTCAATACCAAAAGAAGGTGGATTGGATTATCACTAACCCACCTTGGAGTAAGATGCAACAATTCCTTGCACATGGCATGGTGATTGCTGACAACATTGTGTATCTCACAACTATCAATCACTACACTACAAAACGTAGGATTCGTGATATGCGAGAGCATGGATTTGCCCTCAAAGAGATATACAATGTCCCCACACCTAAGAATCCTTGGCCTCAACTAGGGTTCCAACTTGCTGCTGTTCATACACAGCGAGATTATAAAGGAGACATTAAGTTTTCCTATTCTCCATCACTTTCGTGATATACTTGTATACATAAACATGTTAGTCCTACGACTGACATATTAACGCCTAATTCGGGCACACGCTGGTATTAACTATGAAGGACGAAAACGCTAAAAAGCGGATCAATGTCGATGGTCTGTTTTACGAAGAAGAAATTATTTCAATCGACGAGTGGCACAATGATTGGCAAGTTTGTCCAATCCAAAGAGATCATGATGAGAGGGCAAGAAAACCCAAACATCGCCAAAAGTTTAAGGAATTAGAATCAGCACACCTTGAAGTTGATGGTGCTATTCTAACCAAAGATTGCTACGATCCTGAGACAAAACAAACGTACTCAGCAGGCACAAAGTTCAAGACCAATGCACACACTCGTGATGCTTATTGGTGGTCTGACTTTAGTATCTTCATGCCTGAAAAGGTTCGTGTTAAGTATAAGAAGCACGACAATATGGCGAGCATCTATAGAGAGTATCTGATGCACGATAATCCTGATGATGCTGAGATCGCATCTGATAGGGTTGATGGTGCTTATCGTGCTGTATATGCTGAGCGTGGCATTAGCATTAAGGATGGTAAGTTACGCAAGGTTGAACCCATCCAGCACGCTGCAATTCAGTGCTTCCCTAACAAATACAGCACCAAGATGAAGACTAATGTAGTCAACATCAAACTGTGGGTTGCTGATCTTGATGATGCAATTCTCTGGTTGAGAGGTATCTTTGCAAACTCTAAGTTTGGATACAGAAACCAGAACAAACTGTCTCACTTCAATCCATTCACCTGGGCATATCTTGTGTCCTACATGAAGTATAAGGGTTGTAAGGAGTCGTTAGAGAAACTCGAAGATGCGATCTATCGAGTATCTAACTACAAAGAAGTTGTGATCGAAGATGAGCACGGGGATCACGAAGTTGATGACCTCAATCCTCTCAATCGTCTCATGTTTGAGTGGTCTCAAATGAAAGCAGGAACATCAGAATATGTTCAAACTGCTGCTATGAATGGTAGTGTTCAATCAGACAATATGCGTTCATTCACTCTTCTTTGCATCGATCATTTCATCGAAGGCAAATACTTTACCAAGACTGGTAAGATGACACCCAAGTGGAGATCTTACATGCAAGAGTGGAACTTAGCATATAAAGTTGCACATGGCATGGCAACAACAACTCAAGTCGAGGCAAATAGTACACTTCCTCTGGAATTTATGGAAGACGATGATGATGAGTGACACCTGACAGAGTGGCACAGACCCCTTGACAGGGGTCTTTTTTTATGCAATACTATATTCATAGTCAAGCGATTACATGAACCTTCGTCCTCACCAGCAACGCGCATTTGCAGCAATGCAGAACAACAACGCTGGTCAGATTATTGTCCCCACTGGTGGCGGCAAGACCTATATTATGATCGCTGATGCTTACAAACATCTGCGTGATTCTGGTCCCCAGACTATTGTTGTGGTGGCACCTCGTATCCTTCTCGCTAACCAGTTGTGCGAAGAATTTATGGAGCACATTCATCATCGTGATGTTCATGTTTGTCATGCTCACAGTGGTGAAACTCATCACTTCAGTAGCACCAAACCCGAAAAGATTGCTCTGTTCAATAACACTGCTCGCACAGCAGGTGAGAACTGCATTATCTTTACCACCTATCATTCTTTGGGTCGCGTTGTAGATAGTGGCATTGATATTGACACTATCTATTTCGATGAGGCACACAATGGCACTGCTCGTGGTTTCTTTGTAGCAGTATATGCTACTGCACAGATTGCCAAACGTCGCTACTATTTCACTGCAACTCCTAAAACTGGACGTGGCACAAGTGTTGCTCGTGGCATGAACAATACTGATGTTTATGGTGGCGTGTTGGAGAATGTTCCTGCTCAGGAACTCATCGCTGCTGGTGCAATCGTTCCTCCTAAAGTTGTACCTTTCGAGACCAATCGCATCCGCACTAAGCACAACGCACACGATGTTGATGCTGACAACCTGAAGGATATGTTTGAGCAACTCGATGTATTCCAGAAACCCAAAGTTCTGGTGTCTGCACCATCTAGCAAAGTGCTGGGTAACATGCTCGGACAGACTGACATTCTTGAGTATTTCAAGAACAAAGGTTATGATGTGATGCACATTACCAGCAAGTTCGGTGCTATCATCAACGGCAAGAAAGTTGGTCGTGAGTTGTTCTTCCAGACTCTGCAATCGTGGGGTGCTGATGACACTAAAAAGTTTGTAATCTTCCACTATTCTATTCTCAGCGAGGGCATCAATGTTCCTGGTCTGACTCACACTATCCTGCTGCGTAATCTTCCCATTATTGAGATGGCACAAACGATCGGACGTGTTATCCGTGTTCACAAAGATGATCGTGATGCTGTTGCTGCTGGCAAGATTCCTGCGGGAGCATTTCACCTTTACAAGAAATCTGAGGGCATTGTAACTATGCCAACAGGATATAAGATGGGCAATGCTATCGCCACACGTCTGCAAAATGTTGTCAATGCCATCTTTATCGAAGGTCGTCCCCCTCTTGCATTTTGTTGATAATTCTATTTGCAACGGCATGGCACAGGTGGTCATGCCTGCAAATAAAAATAACGATTTTTCCGCGTTTATTCCGCGCCCCTTGTGCCAGTTGATCAAAGTGTCCACCATCGCTTGCAAAGCACCCTGATCGGTGCCATACTATAAGAGTCAAAGGAAATCACCATGCGCCACACAAAAGCACAAGTTCTCGAACAGTTCCGCTACAACTGGAAAGTAGCAACCCTTGCAGATCCTTCCATCAAAGGTGATAAGATTCGCAAGCGTATTGCGTTCGGTGACTTCACCGACATGCTCTGCAAAAATGGTGACATCACCCTGAAACAATACGAGTCTTGGAGCAATCCTTTTTGATGCTATGTCTGCAACTTGGACTGTTATCCCCTGGACTATTCTTAAGGACATGACCATGACTTACGGCGAACTTCGTGAAGTGTTGATGAGCATGGATGAAGAACATCTGCGCCAGACAGTAACACTTTACTCACTAGAATGTGATGAGTTTGTGCCTGCTATCGGTACAGATTACACTGACAACGAATGTCAAACCATTGATCCTGATCACCTCGTTATTTCATTTTGATAGAAAAACTTATGTCATGTGACACAAACACAGAAATTATGGAGACTCTGTTTGAAGAAGTTCAGGAAGAATATCCTGATCTAACTATTGAACAGCAAGCAACAATCGCATCACAACGTTTCTGGAATCTCGCACGATGATTACTTCCAAAGCACAAATGATCAAGGTCATGTCACAATGTGACGGTGCAGATACTCTCACCCGAGAACAAAAGTTTCAAGTATTTGTCAACGTTTGTGACAACATGCTCAAAGAAGGTCGCATAACTAAAGTGAATCACAAAAAATGGACGGAGATCTGGTAATGACTGAAATTGACACTAAAAAAACTACACTCGCCACCTCATTTGGTGGCACCATTGAGAAGAACATCCCTGAAGATGCTGAGTGGATTGATGATGCTTTCTACATCAAAAAGACCCGCTTTGGATTATACACAAGCATTTTGAAAAATCCACTTGGTCAGCATTTTATCACTGGTGCTACACATGAAGGCGTGCTAACTATGTCTCGTTGGCATCTCAAATGCCTGCAAGATGGCACCCTTGATGATAACACCCGCG